AATATGAACTCATTCACAGATACAGAGATTGACACTCTGGAACTCCCCAAAGTAGAAGAAAAACCAAAAGAAGAAAAACCAAACGAAGAAAACATAGTTCAACCAGATGAAAAAAATATTGTCAAACTGGTCGGTAATAAGAACATAGTTTCTATATTAACTTCACAGTTTTTTGCAGAGAAAGAATGTAATGCAATTTTAAAAGAAACTGTTAAAGAATTATGGGTTGATAGTACAATAAAAGGTGTAAGAAAAGCAACACAACAATCTTTACCTATGAATGATAAAGGTTGGCCGTATACAAAAGTGTTAGAGCTTGCACAACAGGCAAATGATAAAAATTTTAAAATGCAACTTGCTGGTTTTTTTCAAGCAGATAATCCACAAATAGTCACTTATAAAAATAAAGATTTTTATAATTATCATTTAGACATTGGTAATAATGCACCATTCAGAAAGTTAACATTTATTATACAACTTTCTGATACTAAAGATTACGATGGTGGGCACATTGAATTGATGAATATGAAAACAGATAATGCATTATTTAGACAAAAGGGTCAAATAATTATATTTCCATCTTTTGTACCTTGGCGTGTTACAAAAGTTACAAAGGGTATAAGAAATTGTATTGAAGGTTGGATTCACGGCCCGAGTTACATATGACATTTGATAAAATTGCACAAAAAGTTCCATTAGACAAAAGAGGAAAAATCTTTACAGAGATATGGTTTCCTACATTGTTTCATTTTGCAGATATTTTTAATTATGAAGAAAGAAATAAAAAATGGTTAAAACATATATTTAAATGGAAAGATGACGATAATAAAGGTATTGTTCGTTCTAATTCAAGAGGTTGGCACAGTGCAGTTGATATGCATACAAGAGAAGAATATCAAGACATGGGAAAAGAGGCACTTGATATAGCTTTAAAAATACAAGAAATAATGGATATAAATCCAGAGTGTGAACCAGTCATTGATAATATGTGGGCAAATGTTTCTGATTTTGGTGCTCATAATCGTAATCATACTCATCCAGGTTCACACTTTAGTTTTGTGTATTATCTACAATCTCCAGATAAATGTGGAAGTATATGGTTCTCTGACCCAAGAGCACAAGCAATCGCAGTTCAATTACCATACAATTCAAAAAATCAGAGAAAAAGAGAAACACTTAATGAAGTGTATTGGGCTCCAGTTCCAGGTAGATTAATCATGTTTCCATCTTGGGCAGTACATGAAGTAGAACCTAATTTATCAGAACTAAAAGGTAAAAAAGGATTAAGAGTTAGTGTTTCTGGTAATTTAAGTTTTAGATATAAAGAAGGTTTTAAATATAAAGAAGATAGAAAAGGTCATGACGCAAAGGGTGTATTAACTTTAGACGGTATTGAAAAAAGAACATAATCAGGTATTCTTATAAATATTGATAGAATAAAGAAAAGGATTGATTATGGCAGTTCCAACTTCAAAATCAACATTCAAAGAATATTGTTTAAGAGCATTAGGTAAAGGTGTCATAGACATTAATGTATCTGATGACCAACTAGATGATAGAGTAGATGAGGCTCTACAATATTTTGCGAAGTATCATTATGATGGTATTGAAAGAGTATATTTAAAACATCAATTAACTACTGCTGAAATAGCAAGAATGAGAACCAACGAAACAGCTGTTACTGGAACAGATAAAGTTGATAGTTCTATTACTGCAGATTTTCTTCAACAAGAAAATTTTATACCTATACCAGATTCTGTATTATCAGTAGTCAAAGTTTTTCCATTAACAGATAAAATAACACAAAATCTTTTTGATGTAAGATATCAATTAAGATTAAATGATTTATATGACTTTAGTTCAACTTCTATAATTCATTTTGAAATGACAATGAGGCATTTAGATTATTTAGACCACATACTTACAGGTGAGTATCCTATTGATTTTAGAGAACATCAAAACAGATTGTATATTTATGCAGATATGGAAAAAGATTTTAATGATGGTGATTTTTTACTAATAGAGTGTTATAGAAAATTAAACCCAGACACATACACAGATGTATATGACGATATGTATCTTAAAAGATATGCAACTGCATTAATAAAAAAACAATGGGGTGCAAATCTTTCAAAGTTTAATGGTGTCGCTATGTTAGGTGGAGTCACAATGAATGGTGAACAAATTTATACTCAAGCATTAGAAGAAATAAACAAGTTAGAGGAACAAATACAACTAGCATTTGAACTGCCACCAATGTATCAAAAGGGTTAATTATGGCAGTTAACAAGTTTTTCCATGACGGCAATAAAACTACTATTGCAACAGAAAGAACATTGTATAGTGATTTAGTAAAAGAAGCTATACAAATATTCGGTCACGATTGCTTTTACTTAAACCGAACAATTATGCATGAAGATGATTTGTTTGGTGAAGATAAGTTAACTAAATTTCAAGATTCCCAAAGAGTAGAAATGTATGTTGAAGATGCAGACGGCGGTCTTCAAGGAGAAAAAGAACTTGTATCTAAATTTGGTTTAGATATAAAAGACGAAATTACATTTGTTGTAAACAAAGAAAGATTTCAAGATTTAACAAAACAAATTACAATAGAAGAAGGAACTGACGATGCAACTGGTGGTTCTATATTACTCGAAGATGGTACATTAGATTCTAAAATTGAAGCTGGTACATCTTATATTACAAGAGAAGATTCTGTAACAGATGCAGATAGACCATTAGAGGGTGATTTAGTTTTTCATCCAGTAATTAATAAATTATTTGAAATAAGTTTTGTTGACCATGATGAACCATTTTTTCAATTAGATAATAATCCTGTTTACAAATTAAAGTGCAGATTATTTGAATATGGTAGTGAAGATATTAACACAGGAATATCTACTCTTGATAATATTGATGATACAGAAAGTTTAGATACTCTTGCATATCAATTTACTTATGAACAAACAAGTACATATACAGAAGAGATTGCATTAGAAGATAATAATTTATTATTATTAGACAGAACTGATTCAGACGGTTCTGATGCTGGTGATAATCTAATAACAGAAACACAATTTGGTGCTTCTTCAGTTCTACTTGAAACATCAGATACATATTATATGACTATAAAAAATAGTAATGGAACTTTTGTTGAAGATGAAACTATTACAAGTGGAGATACAACTGCAATTATTAAACTAATTGAAAATAATGTAATACATTATGAATATGTTACTGGTCAGTTTAGTAAAGATGATATAATCACTAGTAGAGATACAGGTTATACAGCAACAGTAGCTGAAATAAAAGAAGAAAATCATTATTTAATTAACGAAACATTTAATGTAGATACTCAAGATGAGAAATCTCAAATTGAATTATTTGAAACATTAGATAACACAATATTAGATTTTTCTGAATCAAATCCATTTGGTGACGCAGGTAAGGAGTTATAATGTTAGGACAACAATTTTATCACGAAACAATAAGAAAAATGGTCGTTTCATTTGGAACGATATTTAATAATATACAAATTGTTAAAAAAAATAGTTCAGGTCAAATTACACAATCAATGAAAGTACCTCTGGCTTATGGACCAAAACAAAAGTTTTTAACAAGAATAAGAGAAGATGCAAGTTTAAATAAATCAACTGCAATTACTTTACCTAGACTTGCTTTTGAAATTTCATCTATTTCATATGACCCAGCCAGAAAATTAAACAGAATTACTAAACTTAAAAAAGTAAGTTCTTCAAGTAAATCAAAATTAGAATCACAGTTTATGCCTGTTCCTTATAATATGGATTTTCAATTATTTGTTATGTCAAAAAGTGGAGATGATGCATTACAAATCATAGAACAGATATTACCATTCTTTCAACCAGAATATACAATCACAATAAATGATAATACAGATATGAATCAAAAGAGAGATGTACCTATCGTATTAAGTGGTATTGATTACGAAGATAACTATGAAGGTGATTTTATATCAAGAAGAGCTATCATATATACACTTTCATTTACAACTAAATTTTATCTTTATGGACCTGTTACTAAACAATCTGTTATTAAAAGGGTTCAAGTTGACCAATACACAGATATGCCAGACAATGCACCAAAAAGAGAACAAAGATATAGTGTTACACCAGACCCAGTTACTGCTGACTTTGATGATAACTTTGGGTTTAACGAAACTACATCTTTCTTTCAAGATGCAAAGAATTTTGATTCTGAAAGTGGAACTGATAAATAAGAGTAGGAGAGAAAAGTGCCAATAAGAACATTACCAAGTAGAGCTATTGCAGATGCATCAATACAGGCTGTTGATATTGCAAACTCTAGTATATCAAAAGCAAAAATAGATGCAGATACACGATTAGGTCTGCAAAACGATTCAATTATATTAGATGGAACAGATGGTGCTGGTGCAAACAAAGGTGATTTTTTAACACTAAATGGTACAGATGGTTCTAGTTCAAACGCAGACAATAGGATACTTTTTGACGAAACTTTTGTAGATAAATTAAATTTATTTAACTTAAACACATTTGGTTCAAGTGGAGACGCACTTAAAGTTGATACTGCTGGAACTGGATTTGAATTTGGAACTGCTGGTGGTTTAACATTGTTAAATAAAACAACACTATCTTCTTCAGTAGATGTGCAGTTTCAAGGATTAATGACTGGATATGATTCTTATAAAGTTGTTTATTATATACAAAGAAGCACTAATTTGATTCCTAGATTATATTTTATGAGTGGTGCAAGTATACTAAGTTCTGGATATCATACTTCCGCTGTATCAGGTTCGTCATCAGTAAATGTATATCCAGATGATGGTCAAGGTTATATAAATTTGACAGGAACTTGGTCTAACAGTTATAGTACATCACCAGTAAATGGATTTTTTTATATTATTAATCCTTCTGATGCAAGTGATTACACACACATAATAGGTTCAAGTACTTTTTTTACTTCCAGTTCAAATCATGTCACACTTACAACTGGTGCAAGTTCAACAACAGCACAAGCAGAAGATGGAATTAGATTTTATCCAAGTACTGGTAATTTTTCTGATGGATTTATTAAACTATATGGAATTTCTTAATGTCAAAGTTTACTGAAATATTAGATGATAAAATTGTAGGTGGACAAGTTGCAAGAGTAAAAGAGATTAAATCAGTTGTCAAAACAGATAATGAAAAAAATGATTTTGAGTATCAAAGACAAAATTTTTATTCATTAGTTGAAAAAGGACAAGATGCAATAGAAGGTATATTAGACCTTGCAAGAGAAAGTGAACATCCAAGAACCTATGAAGTTGCTGGACAACTTATAAAGAATGTTGCAGAGGTCACAGAGAAACTTGGTGATTTACATTTGAAGATGCAAAAATTAAAAGAATTACCAGACAAAGGGCCGAAGAATGTAACAAATGCATTGTTTGTTGGTTCTACAACAGAATTACAAAAGATGTTAAAAAATAGTGGGAGTAAGTAATGTCTGAAACTAAAGTCAATAATAATATGATACAAGATGGTGCGATTGATTCAAATGCACTTGCACCCAATTCTATAAGTTCTGCAAACATTACTGACGGAACTATTGTAAATGCAGATATATCTCCTACTGCAGCTATAACGATATCAAAATTAAATACGCCTGGTGGTGCGAATGATTTTTTAAAAGGTGATGGTTCTTTTGGTGCAGTAGATACATCTGCAATATCTACAAATGCATTTAATATCGGTATTTTAGGTTTTAAAATGGCAGTCAATGATGGTTTAACTATATTTAATTTAGTTGATGGGGTAGTTGATGAGTTTCACGATGAGAGTGGAGTAGATACTGCTGAAAACTCTGCGACCACAAACTATGATTCGTCTAATGATTTCTATCAAAATCTTGACTCAACGCCTGGTGTTACAATGCACCTTGGTGTTGATGCAGTTACATTTGAAAACCCAGAACACGCACCATTAATTACATATACTTCTCAAGAAGCAACATTTGGTGCATTTGGTACTCAAGGTAGTATTACATTTCCATCTTTGACAACATCTATTGAAGCAACTATGGTTGGTGCTGGTGGTGCAAATAATGGTAACGGAGATGGAGGGCCTGGTGGTAGTGTTCAGGCAACTATAACGAATCCATCAATCGCTGGTGCAAGTTGGGATTATATTGTTGGTGAAGGAGGAGCTGGAGGAGGAGCTCCACCAGCTCCAGTTATTGGTGGTACTGGTGGTTATGGAGGCGGAGGTTCTGGTGCCCCTGGCGGTGGTGGTGGTTTCA